TCTTGTCAACAGGGACACCCGCCCCGCCTCTGCCATCGATCACAACACAACACGCTTGCTTATATCTCTGGTTCAGCCAGTCAGCAAGCCATTGCACACCTCTTCCTGTGGGCTGTCTGTCGATGATCGACACCCTTGCCTTCCCTTCGTCCGGGATGACTGCGCCGCACAGGATCACTTCACCGCCATCCGCTGTGAATTTGATCCCATAAGCGGTTTTTCCGTCTGGTTTCGGATCGTAAGACATCGCATCCTTCCAGACATCCGCCGGGATCGCCGGGTCTGCCTTCTTTGATGCGGCATTTGCCCACCATCCAAGGCGTTCTCTGGCAAATCCATCGAGGCGCATATTCTCAAATTCGTTCAGAACCGTTTCCTCTGCGATTCTATATCCCATCGCCGGGTTCGTTTCATAAGCGAATTCAATCGCCTGTTCTTCTGTCTGTAGGAAGTCGCTCAGATTGTCGGTTTCAATTGACCATTCAATCCACCACGCCCCGCCTGTGTCCGCTGAATGCGCTTTGTCATGCATCTCCCGGAAGACCGTTCCCAAACAAGTGGGGCTTGGAGGCGTTCCAATATATATCTGTTGAGGCATCTTCGATCTGTCAGTCACATCAGATGCCGCTGATATGACAGGTAACATTGCTTCTTGCTGATCGGCTGTCAGTTCTTGTGCCTCATCGATCACAATGACCGAATATGTTCCGCCTCTCGCTCCGCTGTTCGTTCTGGTGGCGAATTCGATGCATCCGCCTTCATGCACGTTGCCATCTTCGTCAATCCATGACTTGAAATAGATTCCTTCATATCCCCGGACATGACTAATATGCTTGACATCGTTCGCGAACTCTGGGAATCTCTCCGGGTTTTCGAACAAATCGCACATTGCGCGAAACATCTTGTTCGTTGTTGTGCTATGGTGGGCAGAGTAAAGAACATTTCTGTGCTCAAAGTCGCCCATGTAAACCGCATAAAACCGTGCCCCATAGCTTTTTCCATTTTGGCGCGGTCTTGAAATGCCAATTGTCAATGTGGCGGGTGATCCGTCTGCATTCCTCGCCAACATCAACCGCAACTCCATCGCCTGTGATGGGAAGAAGGTCGCACCGCCATCTTCTTCAAACATCTCGACAACTTCGTCACCGTGGGAATAAGCATAATCACCAATCACCGAAAATGTCGGTTCTTGGTTACCTGTTCTCATTCTTCTTCTTCAGTTTGTCATGTCTTGAAACCTTCTTTACTGACGGATCTGGAAGTGTTTCAAGTTCTGCCATGACCTCCATCAACCTTTTCGTGTTGGATGCCATGTCCCGACCGCTCTCGCAGTTCTGAATGGTTTCTGCGAGGATGTCACGAAGCGCAATCAATGTTGCACGTTTGTCGCCGCTCTTTGCGGCATCAATGAGGTTTGTCACGTCCAAGCCTCCCCTCTTTATACCGTGATTTTATTTTCCTTCCTCATGTGGAAATCGAACTTGCTCTGTTCGGCGCTGGCGGCGATGGAAGCGCCAAAAGGTTTTGCCGGGCTTCCCTGCCCAGTCACCATTCGCCATCCGATGAATTGAAAAATATTTTTTTAGCTTGCCGCTCCCCCTCCAGATGGTTGCTCTTCCGTAAATTACAAATGTAATGCGCCGCTTGAAGGTTGTTCCAGTCCTCAGCCGCCGCTCTGGCTGAAGGATAACCGAACTCTTTCCATCTGGAGACAGGCCTTATCTCATCCACCACGAAGGAGAGTGGGTGCATTGCGTCAGAGGGTTCGTCATAATGAATTGCTCCCAGTCTGCCCTTGCAGATCCCACACTCACATCCCATTGCCCGGAGGCGGGTGCGGTTCTTCCTACGGAGGTTTCCGTTCTGGGTGCGTGGGTTGATGCGGGTCATGTTGACAGCCCCGCCGCACCTACGGCCTTCAGAAGAGTGTTGTCTTTAAAGTTCTCATGTGCGGCCTTGCGGCTGTTCGGGAATACGTTCGTGATCGCCACCCATGAAGCGAGGTGAGTTGTTGCGGCATAATCTGACCCCGCCGCGCTTGCGACTGCATCCCCGGCCTTCTGGAGGTGTTCTTGTACTTCCCCGGATTTCATCAGTTCGTTGATCCCGGCTAAATTCAGTTCTACTTTGACTTTGCTCATATGCTCATAAACAAGAAATGCGACCGTAATAGGCCGCATCTCTCGCAAGGAAAATGAAAGTCTGACAACAAGGTGGGGTGCTGTTCGTTTTCCATTTCTTAGTGATTACACCTTATCACAGATCAATATGACATTTTATGACCACTTTCGCGCCGCCATCTCTAAAGCGCGTTTGTGAAGCGTTCGGATGACATATTCTGTCGAGTAGTCCATCTGTTCAGCGGTTTCTTCGAAGGTGAGGCCGAACAGATAATATAATGTCAGTAACTTCCGACAAGTCGCATCCCCGACCCCTGTGATTATCTCAGCCGCCCGATTCTGGTGTCCGATCAGTTCCGCAAGCCTCGCATTGTACATCTTCTCAAGATCAACCGCCGCGCTGATCATCTCCGCTGTCCGATCTCCCGCCCCGGATGTCTGAACGTTCACATCGTCAAACCGAATCCCAGATGGGAGCATGAGGGCGTGAAGCTGTTCGATCTGGTCACGCAGAATCTTAATTTCCCCCAACTCCCGGCGGCACATCTTCAGAAAATCCTTAACCTCACTCATCTCCGTCCCTCGATGCCATGATGCAGGCAGACATTACAACTCCAAACCAAGTGCCAATGATGAATGCTATGATGATCTTCATTCTGTTTTCCTCATTTCCATCCCGCAAAAAGGGCAAAACTTGATCTCAAATCCGAGTGCGGCATATTCAGCGCCCGAATTGTCCACAAACATACTGTTGCCGTCTATCCACGCGACATCAAATGCATCATCGTCCTCATCGCCGAATAAAACGCCGAGCATGAACGGCATTGTTTTGGTTCCCTCCATTTGGTATTCTGCCTTGATCATCTTTCCACGTTCGCAGAAATCACACATTATTGTTCCCCCTTATACGGTTCTGCCCAACAGCAAAAGCAATCAAACCTTGTACACTCGATGGATGACTTGTTTTCGCAAAACCCATATTCCGCTATTTCGCGATCAATCACTGAACACCACCTCGCACAATCTCTGCACCGTATTGGTCGTGCCATCGCAAGCCCTTTTTTGATTCCCTTGCTCTTGCCGTGCTTGTAGGCATCTTTCCGCACATCGTCAAGCGTGGTCTTAATAACACGATTGAACCGTGGACAGCTGTATGTTTCGTGATCGTATTCGGCGCAACTCTCGCACCACTCGTCAAGCTGTGGCTGTGCAGGTGGTATATTTTTCAGCCTGTTTTCAATTGCCACATCGCCCCATTCCGCAAGTGCATCAATCGCCGCCTGTCTGCTTATGCAATCGGTTGCAAGGTTGTTGCAAGTTGGTTGCAAGTTTGTTGTGCTTTCTTCAGAAAGTTGCGTTTTCTCTGTGGGCAACTGTTCGATTGCTTTCACATCATCACACGATATCCCACAATAACCGCTGTCACACCCTGCCTTGCACAGCGCATCAATCGCCGCCTGTTTGGTTATCAGCTGTTCCGCAAAGTCTGTTTGCTGATTTGTTTGCTCATTCATTCTTGTCTGACACCTCCCATACTTTGTGTAACGCCGCACTAAGCGGTTTTTCTATTATTCCATTGTATGCCGCATAGATTTTCCGAATCGCCGTGATTGCCGCTTCAAGTTTCGGGTCTTCCTGCACTGGCTCCTGCAGATCCTCCATGACTTCATCCTTACTCATCGTCATCATCCTCCGTATCGTAGCTGAAGTAGTATTTGCTATGCTCTCTGCTCAGGCCGTTCCAGATCGCGCGCGTGCTCTTGCCGGTCAGCCTCGACAGTTCCTGCACCGACAGCGCCTCAGCGATCGGATGGCCGTCCTCATCGCAGTACACGAAAACCTTCATGCGATGTACCCTCCATACCCGATCTTGCTGATCAGCTCTTCCACCATCTCCGTCACTTCTTCCTTTTCGCAGTCATCCTCT